CGCAAACGATCCTGTGGTTCCTCCTCCGACAATAGTGATACTATTAAATGTACCAGACATTCCACTTACGTTCACATAACTAGCAGTGCCTGCATAATTTGCATAGTTTGCTGAACCGGCATTTATTGCATAATTTGCGTTTTGAACTATACCACCAAACTGAGGTTTTTGTGGAAAAACGTCTGGCAAAAATGAAACGGCTCCATTTTTTGTAAGTTCTTCCGCTTTTTTTGTAAGCTCTGTAGCACTGAGGTCTTTCAAGTCAATTGCAGATTCGTTCACTCCAAACACAACTTTACGAATAGTAAATGCCTTTTCTACGGTAGATTTATAATTCTCAAATTTTTCTGGTAATAGATATGCGTAGCACATTAATGTAAATGTTGCTTTGACTGCTCTATCTTGACCCGCATCAACCATGGTTTCAAAATTGTAATCACTAATGCTTGTTCTAAACTTGTACCTAGTTTTGTCGCCCCAATAATCCTCTGTGGAAAAGTTTACTGCTTCTACTATTTCGTTACATTGTTCGACAAGATTTGTCCATACAATAAATTCATAATTTACAATAACGTGATCGGGCATTGCAACAGAATACATTTCTTGGCGTTTGCTAAACCCAGTCATTATAGAAAACTTGTCGTACTTATTTTTTTCACTAAACTTCTTCATTACTGGATATTGAAGATAGCGATTTAGTGTAGTCAGATTGTCGTTTCTTTGTACAGTGCTGCGGCGAAATGCTATTGCCGGACATTGCATCTTTCCATTTTTATCACGTAATGCTCCATCTTGTCTTATTGCTTTCCATCTTTCTGGAGAAGCATAGTTGATAGGAACTTTTACTTGTCTTCCGGCATCCACTATGGTAGGACTTATGACAGTGTCCATATAACTCAATATCGTAGAGTCTATGTCAATAAGTTTTACGCTAAAATCTTTTCTATCGTCATTGTCTCTGCGTAGGTTGTATGCTCTGTTTTGATTTGCTTCTGGACCAAACACCGGAGGACCAACAATAGATGCTGCTTCTTTTTTCATACCAGACATCTCTGGACCGCTGTTTATTTTATTCGGCGGTCTGTTGATTATTGGTTTAGGAATGTTTCCGCGCCAGGCCATAAATTATTAGTCGTTCCTTTCAAGTACATTCAGCGATGTAATCTTTGTATAATGTCCGTTGCATATTATACTATGACTCTTGTCTGGCTGTCCGCCGAGCAACTGCTCTTGAACAACATTGTCTATTTCATAATAGCGATCATTAAACAATACAATGTCTCCAATTTCTGGATAAAAGTTTACTTGCTTTAGCATCTTTTCACGCATCTTAAAAACATAATCTTGGTTTCTGCTTGGGCCAAAGTCATCATATTCAGCAGTCATATCTGCACGTTCAACAAGTGAAGATATTTGTATTGCTGGCATATACCACTTTCCAGTTTCTGCCGCAGTTTCACCGTATATGTTGGTTTTTGTTTCGGTAGGAGAAATCTTGAATACTTGAATAAGAACTTCAACGATGTCTCCCATCAATTCCGCATTTAATGAATTGACCAGATTTAAATCTCTTTGTGAAAAATATCTTCCTCTTAGTCCCATAGTTTTACCCTATATAAATTCCGAGAGGAACTTTTTGTAGAGTTTCTTGCAGGCGGGCGGCTTCTTCTGCTCTCATTTCCATTTGAGCCTTTCTACCGGTTGCCTCCAAGTTTTCTCTAAGTTGAGTAACAAGATCTGTTTTTTCTGCACTTGCTTCTTGGCGAAGCTCTCCTCCATCAAGGGTGACTTCTGCACCAGGAATAGGTATGCTACTATACTTTTGACGAATGGCTCCAAGAACTTCCTTGCATAATGCCAAGAAGTATTTGCGTATCCATTGTCTACCTACGCTGTTGATGCTGCCATATGGTATGACATTATATGGAACGTTGCTGTAATCTCCGATCACAGGAGAAGATACAGCAGAACCAGAAGCGTTGTAATAAGAACCCGAGCCGCTAATACCTTGAGCATCTCTTTCATTTTTTACTAAGTATTGGAAATACATTCTGAAATCATAAGTTGGAATAGGAAACAATTTCAGTTTGTTGTTTATTATTTCAAAGCTCCAAGCAGATTTACGCACAAGGTCATTGAACTCAATGGCTTGCATACGCAGCAAATCTTCAAATATAGGAGTCATCAAAAATTGTGTAGCAGGAGAATAGCCAGCAAATCCCATTTCATTCAGAACGTTGCTGTAGCTCATACCAGTCATACTGAATGGGTCATAGATACGTGCAGCGGCAGGACTCATTTCGTGGAATATTCTGCGTATTTCTATGCGATTGAAACTTTCGCTAACATCTCCCCACAAAGCCTGCAAATCGTATGTTTGTGTTCCCTGCTTGGCGTCAATATATCCTTTTTTCCAATCAACATTTCCGCCAACACCAAACTCAGTTCCATATCCTTCAGCAATCTTTATCACGTTTGGTAATCCACTGCCAACTACATTTGTTTGTGTAATATTTGTGCTGGTCGATGTTCCTTGAAGCACGCCAATGTTATTACGAATATTAAACTGATTTACTTGAGCACTATATTCATACACAGCTTCTTCAAAGCACGCATAAAAGTTCAAGTCAATCATTTCTATGTCTGTGATAGGATAACCCAATCTTGTTGCTGCCCATTTTGCTGCCGCAGGTGCGTCTTTTTGGAATATAGGATCTGCCTCAAAAAACCCAAATGGCGTAAGTCCGCTGCCAGAAGTTATAGCGGAACCAGAGCCTGGCCAACGAACTCTATCCTGATCAATAGTATAATTTATGCTTGTATCTGCCATATTATATAAATATATCAACACCTCCTAAATGAGATAGGTATAAATTATAATATTAGAATAGATACGCCAAGTGCTATATATTTATATAGTATGATAAAACTGAAAGATATACTGGTTAAGAACAAAATAATCCGCGAAGATATTGGCGATGTACAACCAGGTGATGTAAAGTTTGTAGTACCGCCCGCTCAAATATCATATGCTAAAGCGGCGGGAGATGGAGCAGGTAAACCATATACAAGACCAGATGTTGATTTTTCAGGAACAGGCGATGAAGGATTGCTGATTACAAAGGCGATGAATATAATAAAGCCGTTTGAAAATAGCGTAAATAATCCAAAAGGTGGGTTTGATAAAAAGTCAAAAAAATGGTTTCCACACAAAAGCTTGGAAGGCGGCTCAGATACTATAGCATATGGGCATAAGTTATTACCCGGTGAAGATTTTAGCAAAGGACTAACAGACAGTGAAGCAGAACGCCTGTTGGAAAAAGATATACGCGAAAAAATAAAACTCGCCAAGTCCAAGATGTCAAATTTTGATGGTATGCCGTTGACCATAAAACTGGCTATAATCAACGCATTATTTAGAGGAGATATGGGACCAAAAACAATGAGGTTATTATCTCAAAACAAGTTTGGTGATGCAGCAAAGGAATATCTCAATCACGCCGAATATAGATCGACCAAAAACATTGGTGTAAAAAAACGAATGCAATGGAACTATAATGTGCTAAAATCTGCGGCATAATTAAAATAACTATGAAAAAACTAATAGGATTATTGATATTGGCATCAGCACTACTGCTTACCGGATGTGCTACTACAGGTCAAGTTCGTGAAATACCTCCACCTTCTGCACCAAGAGTAGTAGTTGTATATCCAGAATATTATACTCCAATGTATATTCATTGGCGGTTTGATATTGGTCGCGGATGGCATCATTACCATCACCATCATCCTAGATGGAGAAGATAATATAAAATATACCCCCGATTTTTAGGGGGTTTTTTTATTGCTATAATAAAAAAGACCCGCCTTTCGGCGGGTCTTTCTGTTTTGAACGATTATCCCGTTCTTGAAGAAGATTAGACTTCGTTCAAGTTGCCGATGACGATCTTTCCATAGAACTCTGGGCGGATCATCTTCTTGGCATAACGTGTCATCACGCCACGGCGTGGTGTGAAGTTCACTGGGTCGTACACCAATGGTGTCTGAATCAGTGGGATATATGGAGCATATACAGCACCGGTTTCTAGGAAGTTGCTTCCACGGAAACCAACCAACATAACGTTGTCGGTCATGTATGGGTTCTTGTAAACGGTCCAACGGTTGCTTAGAGCACCAACCTTGGCAACACCCATTGCGAACTTGGCTTGATCGCCGTCCGTGTTGGTTGTGAAGCCAGGAATGCTTTCGATGATGGTAGCAACATCTGGGCTGCAAACTAGGAAGTTTGCACCACCACGCAGGGTCAACTGGTGGATCTTGTTGCTGACCTTCTGAATCTTGTTACCCAATGTCTGGAACCAAGTGCTCTTGACATAGGCGGTACGGTTAGCAGCGGTGTCTGCGAACAAGCCGGTTGCGGCGTTGTATTCAGAACCGATACGAGCGGACCAGAATTCAGTTGTTACTGCTGGAGCATTGACGAGCAACATATCGAGGATTTCGAGGTCGATTTCCATCGAAACGTATTCGCTCAATAGAGCAGTAAGTTCTGCTTCTGCGTCGATTGAGTGATATGCGTTCAAGTCCTGTGCCAATTCTGGTGTCCAGACGGCCTTCAACTTACGGGTCTTAGCAACGATTGCTTCAGACTTCAGTTCTAGGTTTACTTCTGGAATACCAACATCGGCATATAGACCTGCAGTACCAGCACCTGCGGAGGCTGCGGTGTCTTCGAAGTCGCCACGGGACTGATCGGATGGCTGCTTGTGATAAGCAACCAAAGCATTGCCACTGATTCCGGAACCAGAAACATAGAATGTTACATTGTTTCCAGATACGCTGGTGAATGCAGGATAGAAATCAACGATGCCAGAACCGGAAACGGTAAACGCACGAACGCCATTGGCATCGAAGTTTAAGTCGGTTAGGGCAACGGTGACTGACTGAATTTTTCCAGCACTCAAAGAAGCGCTTAGGTCGGTGTTGAAGTTGATATCTTCCCAAGATGGACCGTTGGCGGTGCTGGTAGAACCAGTTGTTGGTGTTTTGGTGGTTGTCTGGTCATTGATGGTATAACCAAAGCGTCCTTGGCCGTATAGACCATTGGTTGCGCTGTCGGTCGAACCCAACTTTGCACCTGTGCCACCGAATAGCGAATTACCGCTGAATGCTGGTTTGCCGGCCTGACTACTACCATACTTGAAGTCTAGATAAAATACTAGACCAGATGGTAGATTCATTGGCTGAACGCTTACGAATTCCTTAGCAGCAATTTCAGCAAAAACACGGCGAACCAATGGTAGAGCAACGCCTGCCCATTGTTCACTGTTTACTGAAGTTCCTGTGCGGGTAGCTTCGTCGATTAGTTGTTTAGCCTGATTTTCGAGAAGAATGGACATGTGCGACTTTTCCATGTCACCTTTGATGCCTTCTAGAAGACCAGTCTTTTCCCACTTGGACACGAGTCCACGGGTTTCGGACATGAGCTTAACCATTGGATTGGTTGTCTCAGTTAGTAGTGATTTGATATCTGACATAATTTTCCTTTATTAAGGGTTGATTGTTGATTTATGAACGAATACCTGCGAGCTTCTTGAAGCGGTTTGCCATTTCGGCACCTTCCGAGATAACTGCTGGTTTTGTTGGTTTGGTTGATGCAACCGGTTTGCTGGCTAGACCTTCGGTGATAGTCTTGACGGTTGTTGACGCCTTCTTTGCAGTAGGAGCAACTTCCTTCTTGGCACCGAAACTAAACGATTCAGCCAATGTTGCGTAAACGAGCTTGGCTTCACGAACAGACTTCGTGAGATCAAACGATTCGATTACCTTTAGTTTCTGCTCGTTGTTCAAGTTAGCTTGTTTGAACAATTTGTTCGTGTATAGCAACTTGGCATTGAGCAGGTTTACTTCATTGATGCGGTCCCGTAGATAAACAACTGCGCTACGGTATTCTTCATTTTCCTTCTTCAACGAAAGATTTTCTTTGATGATTGACTCGTCGGTTTTTTCCTTCTTGTCGTCATCGTCGTGCTTTTCAGCTTTTTCAGCTTTTTCTTTTTGGTACTTGGCGAGACCAGGAGGAAGTTTGCCTTCGTCAACTTCGTCTTTTTCTTCTTCCTTTTCTTCGTCATCGCTTTCAGAGAGAAGTTCATCAAGATTGATTTCTTCATCTTCTGCACCAGCAGCAGCTTCCATTGGAGCAGCCATTTCTTCCATTCCAACTTCATTTACGCTGGTTTCTAGTTCCTTTAGAATTTCTTCTAGGGACTCGTCGCTGATTTCTTCGCCTTCTTCCAAAGCAACTTGGTCATTATCTGGACCCTGCATGTTCTTGCCTGGATCTTCTGTCTTGTGACCCTTTGTGGTCTTCTTGTAATCGCCAGAAGCTTTTTCAGCTTCGGTTAGATCGGCAGTTTGTGCAACTGGATCAGGATGTCCGTAGCCAAGAACTTCTTCAATTTCTTCTTCTTCGGTCATTTCGGCTTCTGGAGCAGGAGCAGCTTCTGGTGCTGGTGCAGCTTCTGGAGCTGGAGCAGCAGCCATCATAGCAGCATCTTGTGCAGCGTCGGCGTGAGCTTCTGGGGCTGGAGCAGCTTCTGGGGCAGGAGCGGCTGGTGTTTCATCGGCTACTGGAAGTGCTTCTTCACCTTCAACTTCTTGCTTTAGCTTTTCAGCTAACATGCTTTGAATTTTTGGTGTGAATGCTTCTTCCAAAGCAGCCTTGGCATTGGCGAGGGCAGTAGCACGTACAGCCTTAGCGTCTGCGATAGCTTGTTTTAGTAGATCTGACATAATAGTTTTATCTTTATTGTTGATGAAACTATTAAGAGTTTCAAGATGGTTGATTTTAGCTTCGCATCAAAGAATGACGCATTTTATAATAAATAAATATATACGTATTTACGAAAAATATAAAATATTTTGACTTTTTATATTTTATTCTGGCTTTTTGATCTTTGATACTGCTGGTCCCGCACCTTCGTTAAGATCTCTAATTTCAAAATAACGACTTAGTACGTGACCACCATCTTCATACAATGCTTCCATACGTTGCTGCATTGTGTGTGCTTCTTTAGCAAGTTTGTTGAATTCTTCTGACACTCTGCGAAGTTGTTTCATGTTTTCAGAAACTGTCTTTTTATCAAACCAGTCTTCTGTTTCTGTCATTGTAAATTTTTCAGCCGCTTCTGTAATCTTTGCGAGTGTATGAGCAATTTCCATTAGATTATATTCGCGACGAAGCTGACCACCATATTCGTTGTATTTACC